AAATTCATCAACTCAATGAAGAAGAAAACAAAACAGATGAATGAAGCAGTAAGTATGAAGGATGTTAAAAAATTAAGAAAGGCAGCATCTCTTGATATGAGTAATGATCCTAAAGATATTGAAAGGGCTAGAGCAAGAAGAACTGAGATTGATTTCAAAGATCTAATGAGACAGAGAGAAGAGAAGAAGAAAAAGGGTCTAAAAGAGAATCATAAATACGAAGATAGTAGGAGAGATATGAAAGATTTTACATCTTTTATGGAAGCATCAAAGACTTGTCCAAAGGGTAAGTATTATTGTTTCACTGAAAAGAAATGTAAACCACTACCACGTGGATATCGTATAGGATATGGTGGTAGACTAGCACCAGACAACAGATCAGATTCAGGAAATGGAAACTCTAACGGACACTCTAACGGGAATGGGAATAACGGGAATGGT